TCGAAACGACCTGTTGCTTGTCCCGCTTTCGCATTTTGTTCTAAATCATTCCAATTATTGCCAGCAAAATTTAAGCTCATTGGCATCTCTTGCAAAAATTGTTTAAATGTTTTCATGATGAAGTTCCATTGGTTTTGTCTGAGGTTTTGTCTGAGGTTTTGTCTGTTGAACAGACTGTTGTATATTTGGAGTAAAACTTGTTAAATCAACGATTTCATCCGTGTGTGCGGGACGATTAGGACCAGTGCTCTTAGTGTATGTCACAACGCCGTCGTAACCTGCGTCCACAATAGCCTGACTGAGCCTCTTGCCTTTCTTGCCATTGAATTGCTTGCTTAATGTCATTTTCCAATTTGTATCGGCTCCATAACCGCCGCCAAACTCCAAAACATAAGGTCTTTTGAAATTTATCTTTCCTGATTCGTATTCGTGAGGAAAGTCCGAAACCAGCGATTTGTTGTAATTTAATGGATTGATTTGAGTCACATATCGCCCGTGAGGCTCGATATCTTGTCCAAAAACACTTCCATAATTTCCGGCAGACTTATTGTGCCTGAAGAAATGAAATTCAAATGGTTTGCCGTGTATAGGGACTCTCCCCTCCCCTTTAGCTGTATTTTGTAAATCGCTAATAATTGTCGTCTCTTGAAAAAATTGCTTAAATGTTTTCATATTGCTAAGTTTGAAGGCATTTGATTCGGATTTTGAACAGGCTGTTGCATATCTGGAGCAGGACCGCCTTGACCCATGTCGTTTTTTGGTGCCATTTGAGGTGCCTTATTAAGAGACACATCATCTGCTGTAGGAGAATCTGAATCAATCAACTGCTGATAAGTTTTACCAAAGATTTTCTGTAATAATGTGGCAATAGTTGTATCGCCATTGTTTTGAGTCTTGGGGTCATCATCATTTTTTCCAAGCCATTCTTTAGCATCTTGAACTTGTTTGACAATTTCAGGATCTTGAAGTTGCAACAGTCGATTGAAGATTTGTCCATTTTCCAATCTTTTGTAAGCAGCTTTTTTTCCTTTGAAAGTGCTAGAAGCTCCTGTAGCAGCACGCTGCCCATATGTGATTTTGCCAAGAGACTGATATGCAGCGTCTTCATCAGACAACCCATTAACGCCCAAAGCCTTGAAAGTATCAGACCAGATATCTCTCATCTGTTGATTCTTTTGACTTTCGTTATCTTCTAACCAAATGATAAATTTTCCCATGTCATTATTTAGCTTTCCAACAGCCATTTCACAAAGAAAGAACCTTCTTGTAAAATTAAGTCAATACACAGTAAATAATATGCAATGGAAAAATTGACATTCAAAAAATTTATAGAAAATACAGATATATTTGGGTTTGACCGCAATAAAGATAAAACGGTTCCAGACCAAAGTATGCTTGATCGCCCAATTCATCAATTCAATGTCGAATTGATGATGGAACTCTTGTCAAAGAAATCCATTGGAAACCTAAAGCCACAAATGCCTTTTATGAACGAAATTCGTTGGGGAAGCGAACCGGGAGCCATAAAACTAGAAGTCGATACAGGGTACACATTTTATGTTAAAAAACTTGGCAAAGACAAACAAGGTAACAATCGCTGGTTATCAAAAAAGATGTTTCAGCTAAATCGACAAGGTTACGGCGGATTAGAAGAGATTGTCTCTCAAGAAATTCACAATGAACTTTCAAAGGCATATGAAGTCCCACTTGAGTCTCCAATCATAGATTATACAGATCTTGAGCATCTTACACAGCAAATCTACACGAAAGTCAAAAAGGTAATGAAGAACATATTCATTCCAGAAGGAATTCGAAAAGTGAATGATCACGCTTATATTATCAAGATGGGCGTGCGTGGACATGGCTTAGAAGGAAAAAGCCAAAGACGTGTAGAACAAAATCAAACTATGATTAGTTATGATCCAGAATGTGGTACTATTCGAATGACAAATTATAACATCGAATCACCAGTTGGTGGTCCGCACACATGGAAAATTAATCCATCAGATCTTGATGTGTATTGCTTCCCATCTCAAGGAAGAGATGAAATCAGTGAACTTGCTGCCGTACATTACAAATATTACTAATGGATAAAATCATGAATTTCAAGAATTGGATGGAAAACACTATAAATCAAGGAGAATGGCACACCTTTAATGGAACTGGTTATTCTGTTAAGATGAGCCAACACTCAAACAAAGGACCAATTTTTATAATCGATGATCATCAAGGGAAAGAGATAGGAAGAGCTTATTTTGATGTGGCGGTATTAAAGTGGAAATCACAAAACTAAGAAATCAATAGCCGATTGATTTGAAGGTAATCCAACAAACTCGCAAATCGGTTCTAAAATTTGTAACATCGAATCTGTTTTATGAACTTCCAAAATAGGTCCAGTGTATTCTTTTAATGACTGATTAAGTTTTTTTACATAGTGCTCAGCAAGCGGAATGAAAACAGTTCTAGCACTCACGCCAATGGCTCTGCCCATGCTAGATGCAATATCTTCTACTGGTCTGCGACAGACAATCAATTTTGAATCGATGAAGTTGAATTGCCCAAGATGATTGCAAATTAACGGGTCTTTGAATCCCCAAATTTCATGTTGAGAAATTCTTTGTTCAACAAGAACTTTGCAAAATTCACTTGCGGATGTATCACAATTTTCGTATTGATTTAGGATTTTTTTAAATTCTAGATCTTCCCAAAACCCTTTTTTGTTGTTCTTGTTTGGTTGTTCGAATTGATCTCCCATAAAGACTCCAATGTGTCGCAAGGCTCCAGCTACTGCACTGGTTCCGCTACGAAAACAACCCATTACAATGATACATGTCATTAATCATCATCGCAATCATCATGATTACGCCATTTAAGTGACATAGAACGAACTAAAATATTTATAGCCAAAACCAATAAAATAACTCCAAGTAATTGCATTAGAATCCGTACTCCTTCCAGTCAATTGTGGTTTTAATCATATTGCAATAAAAGTCAAAAAGTCTATGACTTTCATATTTTGTTAATGCAAAATGTTCGACCTCTCCATTCATTTCCCAGTTAATATAACAAATATCAAAGTAATTACGATCCCCTGCTTCATAAAAAACTATACTTGTCAAATAATTTCTTGATGACCGCAGAATTCCATATAATTCTGAAGAAAAAACAGGACGGTAATTATAGTCTTGTGATTCAGTTGAGATGTTTTTAACCAATCCAATGTGAATTGGAATTTTTATTCCATCAATTTGAAGGGAGCCGAATTCTGTCAAACTCGTGATTGAACTCATAATGAAAGTAATCCCTTACTTCAGAAGTTATTTTTTCTCGAAACACTGGAGGGTCAAAAGAACACGATTGAGCTAAATCATTGATGAATGGTTGGGCATATGGAGACATCATAACATAATAGATTGAAGCCTTGCCAGAAACAATCCAAAGTTTAAAAAATCCATTTTCCATGAATCCACGAATTTTTTCAGATGATGGTTCTCCATCACATTTTTCGAACAAAAACTTTTTCGTTCTATCAATTTCTCGAATGATCTTCGGATCTGTGGTCGATACAGATGGTGGTGGTGCGACACAAGATTTTTCGCTCATTTTTTGAGTGTACCATCTTTCCCAAACCTTCCATCTAATCCACGCTTTGTCTCCGCAAATGGCATTGGGAGAAACATGAGATTTGTTGATCTTCAATATCGCCAAATTAGCCTTAACATAATTAACGTACTGCTCTCCTGTTAACAAACCTCTTGTTTCTCGACGGAGTTTCCAGCATTGGCGAAACAAATCTGACTTTCGAGGGTCTCCACGTTTTGGAATTGTATTTCTTCTGAACCCTTGTCCATCAATTTCTTCTGTTCCTTCGAACAATCTTAAGAATTCTTGCTCATAAAGAACAGCCAATTTAAAGGCTTCGGTCTCTGGAGAAGTCATATTCCATTCAAAAATAGCGTCGTATCTGTGCATTAATGCAATCCTGCTGAATAACATCAGCACAATTAAAGAATTTTCATATTTATGCTTGTGAGCATGTACTGTATCTGTTTTAAAAGTTTATAACAATGGATCTTTTTACAGAAAAGGTCTTGCTTTCTTTAAGTTAACTTGATAAGATTAGAGTTGAAGCTACTTTCAAATTAACAGGTCGGGTATTTCAGGTCAGATGGTCACTTGAAATCCGGCGAAAAACCTTGACAGCGGGTAGGTCTTACCGCAACCGGACGAGTTTAGGGAACTCAGCGTCTTGTGTCAAGAATCTAGGTAATCCAGATCACTAAACCCGGCGATGCCATGAATGCTCGTTCTGCTTTTTAAAGCGGCTGCCGGGGCTACGAGCAGGTCATCTGGTTAGGAGATTCGTGATTATCACTTGGGAATCACCCAAGTGTGAAGCACAACTACCATCAATTAAAACAACTTCAAGTTGTATCATAATAGACGCAGTGAGAGTCATTTTCACTGGGTGTAGAGAATGCACGCACTTTGTAAATCGCCTTATTACTTAAGGAAATATAAAGTGATTTTATTTTTTATATCTATTATGATCACAACCATGGCATCCCTTATGGACTGAAGGTTCTTATGCCATTCAACAGGATCAGGATCAAGGCACGACTGAGATAAGTTACAAAGTATTTAATTGATTCAGGGTAGTTTCGGAATCTCTGATCTGATAAGATTTGAGTATGAATCTTGAAGAGACATCAATTTTACTGGCTGAACTACTGGAATCCAATGAAGTGGTTTTTGTGAAAACAGAACCAGAAACATTGGATTTTACAGACAGTATTTTATTTAAGATTATTGTTTGTGGTAAAAACTCACGAGTGGAGTTAGATATTTCATCAGGCAACACAGCTTCTGTTATGGGTCTTCTCGACGCCACAATTTTTAATAAAGAGTTTGTGCCTAGAGTGTTTTTTTGGAACTTCAAATCTTTAGCAAGCTTTTGCAAATATCATACTACAAAATTTGTAACACCAAAGAACAATATTCTTGATCTAAAAGTCATTGAAGCTTTTTTGGACATTCAAAAAAATGTCCCTGATAATTTTGTAGAAGCATCTAATCGAATTAACATCGTTTTTCAAAACAATGATTGGAAAGATATATACAAATCCATTCACATTCCGTTGTCCTATCGAGTTTTACCAACAATCGAAACGACAGGATTATTAAACAGCGAGACCAGACGCACCGAGCATCCCTACTATGAAATTGAGGGACAAAGGAACGGAAGGTTAAGTTGTTCTAAGAAATTTTCACGATGCTACCTGCCTCACAACTTGGGACCAGATGTTAAAAAAGTTATGAAAACAAAGGGTTACGGCCTTCGTTTCGCAACTGCTGACTTTCGGTTCTGCGAAGTGGTTGTTTTGCAATGGTTATCAGGTGACAATAAACTCAAAGAAATTTTAGATTCAGGAGAAGACTTACATTGCAAGATCTATGAAGTTGTTACTGGCTTGCCATGCGACACAGAGATTAAACGCAAAATGTCAAAGAAGATGTTTCTACCTGTCGTATATGGACTTGGACCTGTATCTCTCGCAGATATGTTAGGAGTTCCAGAGTCAGCGGCAGTTAGCGTAATAAAAAATATAAATTCTATTTTCTCGACAGCTATTAATTGGGTTAAAGAGAAACAAAGAATTGCATGCGACACAGGAACAGTTAAAGATCATTTTGGAAGACCAAGAAAATACGAATCCAATAAAGCCTACTTAGCTCGCAATTTTGTTGTACAGTCTGTGTCCGCCACAGTATGTCAAGAGAAATTGATTGAACTTTGGCGAGCATTAAACAACACTGGAGCACAATTAGCTTTCAGCATACATGACGGTTACGGCGTAATTTGTTCTACACAAATAGCAAAAAACACCTACAGAATAATGAAAGATACATTAGAGGCAGAATCACGGCTTTGTCCCGGCTTGAAGATGAGCGTCGAGATCAAATTTGGAGTTAGACTCGATGATATGAGGGTGTTATGGAACAACTAGGAATTTTCGAAAAAAGTGGTCAAATTAAAGGAGGCACATGTTAGGAACGCTTGAAAATATTATGAATTTATTTCCGATTACAGATTCGGAATATGAGGTTTTGGATAAAAAGTTCGGAAAATTGGCGCATTATGCAGCATGGGAACTCAAAAGAAAAAATGCCAATAACGCCAATGTCAATGACCCAGATGACGATGTTCAAGAGCTAAGAATTGCCTTAGTCAGGGCGGGCAGCTATTACAAAAGGCAGACATATATCGAAAGCTGTTTTGATGTTCTTAACAAATACATCAAAGATAAGTTCATTATGAAAGTTTTTATCGAGCTGACAATTTTGTGGGAAAATCGTCGTCGTCATGGAGCTAATCGTCAGAAATTTGGTCTGCATCAGCAAATCATTCTTGATCAATTAGTTAATAAGTACGTTCCAGAGAAAGAGCGACCAAAGCGAGATAAAGTCCTCAATTTGGATCTAAAATTTACAACTTATTGCAAACAAATCATTTGGAATGCCCAAAAGTCTCTAGGCAAAAAAATCACGAGAGAAAAGTCTTGGAGAACTGGATTGGTTTCGCTTTCGGACTATGATTATTTAGCCAATAATGCTATATAATGCTATGTTTATATAAAACAAGAAGAATTATTTCGATTGTATATTGCAGAAAATAGTGCAGATCGCTGGGCATTTATTACTATTTTTTTAGTAATTTTAAACTATAACAAACAGTGCAGATCGCTGGGCATTCCCGGCTTTTATGGCACATAGGGGGACTGATGGGCGGAATTAGAAGACCGGTTGAAATTGTGCGTGTTATGGTTCCATATCGAGACTATCCGCACGAAAAAGGATCTTTGGAACTTAGTCATGGATGGAGTGAGGTGTTTGTTCCAACAACACAACAGCCACGTAATGTATGGTTAAACCTAGACAATCATGAGGGAATACAGTGCTGTCTTGGTCAAGTTAATATGATTAGTACACACAACACACCAGAAGGTTTTGTCGTGATTGCCAATATTACCTCAGAAAGTACGTATGTGAAATGGATCGCCGAGTTTGTTTGATTAATCGTCGGAGTTTTCATGAAAAAAGTAATGGTAGTTGGCTTTTATGGAAAATTCAATATTGGCGATGAAAGCTACAAACTTACATTTCCAATGCTGTTTCCTGAATACGATTTTGTGTTCAATGATACTGGGACCGCTGATGTTTGTATTCTCGGCGGCGGAAACATTTTATCTGAGAGTTATGTTCGCATTGCACTTGATGCTAAGGTTGAAAAGAGATATGTCTTTTCCGCATCTGCAAATAATCACTCACCATTCTCACTTCTTAAAGAATTTGACGGCATTGTTGTTCGTGATAAATCCTCATATCAGCTTTTAAGAGATAATGACGTTCCTTGTTATTTGGGGGCTGATTCGGCTTTTTGCCTTCAACCAAACCCATCCGCAGGAAAAGATTTGTTGCAGACGATGTTTTCAGAGAACAAGATCGATCTTTATTCAAAAGTCGTAGGAGTTGTTCTTAACGGGCATTTAGGGCAAGCTAAGGACGCACAGCTTGCCAGAGATTTTCTTACATTGAATAAAGCTGCTCAAGATATTGCTGCGGTAGCTGATTCGACTCCAGCTAGTTTTGTATTTTTTCCCATGTCTACCGGTGCTCCTTATGACGACAGGGTAACAAACGGGTTAATTTCAAGTCGTTGCAAGTTTTGGAAGAAAAACCTTTCAATTTACGAAAGATTGTCTGTCCAACAGACCCTTGATGTCATTGCAGCTTGTGATGTTGTAATTAGCACTCGTTTGCACTCAACAATTTTTAGTATTTTATCCGACACACCTTTTATTGATTTATTGCATCATGATAAAAATGAATCATTCCTAAATACTTGTGGCTTGGAAAATTTCGGTCTTTCTTATTGGAGTTTTGGCTCTTCTCAATTGAAAGTTCTTGTGAATGAAATGATTTCAGATAAAAAACCAGAATTAATACAAGCTAAAAAATCACAAGAAAAGTTATTGCGGGAAAGCCTAAAATATGTACGTTTCGATCAATCAAGCAGGAATGATACAGGCGGTTTCTAAAGATAAAGCCATTCGTATCGGCGGCAACAAAACCATTTATGTGCCGGGCTTGGAAGAAAACAAGTCTCTGGTCGGAAAGAAGGTTGTTGTAGGAAATGCAAAGCCGTTGAGTAAACTGAAGGTTGCCGGGATCTGTAATTGGGGCGATCAATGTGGAATCGCAACTTATAGCGAGCAACTAATTCCAGAACTTCGCAAACATGTCAAAGAAGTCAAGATATTTGCAGAAACTATGGAAGGTGCTCATGATGATGTTGAACGCTGTTGGAAACGTGGGCAGAGTTGCATTGATTTAGCTCAACAGATCATTGATTATGGTCCAGACATAATATTCATCCAACATGAATTTGGAATTTTTCCAAAAGCCACTCATTTCCTTAAATTACTTGAAATGTTTAATAACATTCCTTATGTGATTACTTTGCATTCGGTTTATGAGCATCTTGATAAAACAATTTGCACTTCTTATATCAAAAACATCATTACTCATAATCCAAATGGAAAAATATGTTTGGAGAGGCTGGGTCATCGTAATGAAGTTTTTGTTTTGCCGCATGGTTGCAACTTATATGAAAACACACAGCAATTGTGGAATATATTTCAAAACGAACGCACGATTATTCAATTTGGGTTTGGTTTTGATTATAAAGGTCTTGATTGTGCAATAGAGGCTGTAAGTATATTGAAGAACAGATCAGAAGAGTTTAAGGATATATTTTATTGTTTCTTGTGCAGCGAGAGCAATCACACACGTTCAATTCAGGCTCGATATTACAATGAGATTAGAGATCTAGTTGAAAAGAAAGGGTTACAAGATAACGTAGTTGTGTTGCGTGGCTATTTGTCTGAGCAGCACATGCAGAACTTCTTGAGGACTGCTAAGTTGGCGGTCTTCCCATACAAGAACGATCCGAAGAATACGGTTTATGGGGCATCTGGTGCGATTCGCAAGGCGATGTCAAATGGCATTCCCGTGATCGCTAGTGACTGTCATTTGTTTGATGATCTCGATGGAGTTGTTCCACGACCAAGCAATCCAGAAGAATTAGCTGATGAGATCGCTAAAGTATTCACATCTGGAGATTACAGGAACTCATTGTTACAGAAATCAAAAAACTTTGTTACAGAAAACTCATGGCAAAATGTTGGGTTAAAATATGCAGAAATCCTTGCTCAGTTAACACAGGATAATTCTGATGTGATTCGAGTTGACAACATTGATTGTGTTCTTTAAGATTGTTTGATTACAATCAACAACTCAAAGGGACATCAATGGCTACAAGATCTTTTATTCGAACCGGAAACCTTAAGGCAAAGAATACTGCTGAAGAAGTCATGCAGTGGTATGCAGATTTACAGTCGGACTACCGTTCTTTTTTGAATTTATTTTTTGGGTGGATGGCAATTGGCTATGGCACAAATGCCGAAGATGAAGTGTTTTACACATCTAAAGAAGAATCCGAAAGATTGAGATCATTAACAATCGGTGACGCCAAAAAAGAACAGTTGGCAGTTAGTTTTATTGAACTTCTTCTTAAAGGAGGTGAAAATGCTTCTTCTTGTTACAATGTTTTCTATAGAAATTACAAGTCTCTGGGGAAGGCTAAATTAACACAAAAAAAGAATGATTTTTTGTCAGCCTTGCCTTTGCTCGATGAAAACAAGATTAAAGAATACTTCAAGACCGATGAACAACTTTCTCAAATTTGCATTGAAGAATGGTTGGAATATGGAGTTAAAAATTTACCACTGCCTGAAATTTGGGCGGAAGTGTCTCCCAGATTGGCATCAATTGAAAGATCGCTAGGAGTGGATCTCAGATTGGCATTTGGATTGTCTTGCATTCGTTCAAGAGATTGTAATTATTGTCGCATTCTCATAGAGATGGTTGGCAGGGATTTGAGGTCCATTTTCGAGAAGTACAACAACCATTTGTTGGAAACAGAAAAGATTAAACTGTCGATGAATGATAAACAAGGGCCTGTTTATGATTCTATTTGTTGTTTTGCAGCAGAATTAGAATCGAAAAATTCAGGTCTCACAAAGTATGTTTTGACAAAAGGCATAGATCATGTAAAAAAAGGAACTGGAGAAAAAACAGATATCAGACTTGCTGTTAAAGAACTTAAGAAGAATAAATACAGGATTCTGATTGAATCATCATATTCAGAAATTATGTCAGCTTATTCTTGCTGGAGGACAAAGAAACAGTTAGAAAAAAGAAAATTGTATCCTTGTTTCGATCCAAATAGAAATGACTATAAAGTTCCTGTAGGGCAGGGATCTCTAGGAAACTTCACTGTGTCAGTTGAAGATTCTGGCGATGTGCTTATTGAAATCGTCGGTGTCGGAGTCATAAGGTGTGCTGCATCTTGTTATTTCAGCGGTATTGTTTTTGATGAAATTAGGAATAAAAATGGTCGTACTGGTTATTCTTTGAATTTCTGTCATAAGTCGATAAGTAAAGGCAAGAAGGCCGTAAAAGCAGCATCTCATACAGGAGATAAAATTTCTGGGGTTCTTAAAGAGATTGGTTTGCGTAATACAGATTCTGGGTTTTTTGTATCACTCCCTTATTCGATTCATCACGACGAGAAAAACTTCAAAATTGCAGAATTTTTTATGTCGGCTTGTCCAAAGAAAGAAAATGTAGAGAATCTTCCTGACAAAATAGTCGTCGGAGCTATTGATCTGAATGTGTCAAATCCTGTCGCTGCCGTTAAAGCAGTTGTTTATCGTGACGACAAAAGCGGACAGTTAAACGCTTTAGATTATGGTTCAGGGAATCTCATTAAAAAACCATTCATGTTGGTGGCAAATGGTCCAAGAATCAAAAATTTGATAGAAATCAGAGACGATGCCAGACGTGTTATTGGAGCAATCAGAGAATTTAAAGTTTCTAACGCAGTTAAAGAACATGTGGGTGAAGACACTCGTGATTTTTTGATTTTATGTGGAGACACAAAATCTTCTTCAACTCGATATTTAATTCAGTCATGGGTTAAAAAAATCAATTCTCGCTTGAGAAAAATTAAGTTTGAGATGCGTTCTGGAGGATATCGTGATTGTGCAGATAATATTCGTTTGATTGAGGCTATGGATCAGTGTGCTTCAATGGCTGAATCTTATAATAGAATTCATTTGAAATCGGGAGAAAAACTGGTAAAAGTCGCAAAGTTTGATAAAAGCAGAGCAAATTTCAGAAATTTTGTTTTGAGACAACTTGCGTCAAAGATTGCCAATGAAATGAAAGATTGTAATGTTGTGTTTGGAGAAGATCTTGATTTCATATTTGATTCAGACAAAAACAACAATGCTTTGTTGCGTTTGTTTTCGGCGGCGACATTATTAAAATACATTATAGAAGCTCTTGAAAAAATTGGAGTTGGTTTTGTAAAAGTCGCCAAGAATGGCACTTCACAAAGCGATCCTGTTACTTCCAATCCCGGATGGCGTGATGACAAAAACAAATCTAGGTTGTATGTTGTCAGAGACAAACAATTGGGTTGGATTGATTCAGATCTGGCTGCCACGATGAATATTTTGATTCAAGGTTTAAACCATTCTGTTTGTCCATACAAATTCTATGTCAAGGAATATGAAAATAAGCCGAATTCCACTCAGGATAGCATCAATGCGATTAAGAAACCTGAAGAAGCCATTGGCAAGCGTATTAAGAGATTTTTCAATTTGAAGTACGGTTCTTCTGTCCCTAAATTTGTTTCGGATGATAGAGGTCGAGTTACATTTGCAAAAAAAATTGATAGCACTCAAACTCGATTGATTAACCAGTTTGTTTATGCACATTCCTCTTGTATTGTTACTTGCGAACTGCACAACGAGATGGTAAACAAAATCAAGCAATTAGCCGTGGAGAAGCCGAATTGCCAAGAATTTGACGTAACATGTGATCCAGATGGAAGATACAACAATTTTGCCTTACCAGAGGTGCATGATTCTTCAAAAGATGTTGGTGCTAAAGCACTTACGACAAAAGACGTTGACTTTAAAACGATTTTGAAAGATCATACGGCTTAGTTGTGCCACGTGCATGATTTTTGAATGTTTATGTTGTTTGGCTGATTGGACTTACGAAGACAGCAGTGCTGATGCTATTCAATAGGATAGAATCAAGGCACGGCTCTGAAGGAAAGATAAGTTTTGCTGTCTTAGAGGTGCTGATGCTATTCAATAGGATAGAATCAAGGCACAGCAAGCGTCTCGTAAAGAAAACGATCGTCAAGATGTGCTGATGCTATTCAATAGGATAGAATCAAGGCACTCACAAACTTAACTGCTGCTGTCTGTGTGACCAGCAGTGCTGATGCTATTCAATAGGATAGAATCAAGGCACAAAGGACATACGCTTTGAGTTTTGGGGGGTATACGTGCTGATGCTATTCAATAGGATAGAATCAAGGCACTGGGGGGTTAATTTCGGACGCACCAGCAGAAAAAGTGCTGATGCTATTCAATAGGATAGAATCAAGGCACTAGAAACTGGAGATTTATCAGCAGGTGGATACACGTGCTGATGCTATTCAATAGGATAGAATCAAGGCACTATCCTGATGAGATCAGAGAACTTGAGCGACAAGCGTGCTGATGCTATTCAATAGGATAGAATCAAGGCACCAACAGGTTTGCGTGGATGTGCGGAAACGGAATTGTGTGCTGATGCTATTCAATAGGATAGAATCAAGGCACAGCAGATATACACACTGGAAAGGTCAGACACTAAAGTGCTGATGCTATTCAATAGGATAGAATCAAGGCACTCACAGCCAACTGCCTACTTTGAGCAATTGATCACGTGCTGATGCTATTCAATAGGATAGAATCAAGGCACTCTTGAGTTGGTCAAAAACACAAATAGAACCAACGGTGCTGATGCTATTCAATAGGATAGAATCAAGGCACTCCTCTCAACCTCTCTCTTCTGGAATACACACACCAGTGCTGATGCTATTCAATAGGATAGAATCAAGGCACCTATCACCCTGACGGCGGCAATGAGGTGCTGATGCTATTCAATAGGATAGAATCAAGGCACATTTGACTCCGCTTGTTGAGTGTCGGTTAGTAACAGTGCTGATGCTATTCAATAGGATAGAATCAAGGCACTTGTCAGATAAGATTTGAGTCTTCTTCCCTCACAAGTGCTGATGCTATTCAATGGGATATAATCAAGGCACGGAAGTCACTACAGGTCGGGGAACTCACTTCTATTTTGTGCTGATGCTATTCAATAGGATAGAATCAAGGCACTAGACACAATGACACGACAAGAACAGTTAAATTCATGTGCTGATGCTATTCAATAGGATAGAATCAAGGCACGTTACTCACTGGACAAGATTCGAATCTTGAAATCAGGTGCTGATGCTATTCAATAGGATAGAATTAAGGCACTTTGATTGCCGACAAACGGTGAAAAATTGCCCCTCGGTGCTGATGCTATTCAATAGGATAGAATCAAGGCACGTGTCCACTGAAGACTCGGGTGTGCTGATGCTATTCAATAGGATAGAATCAAGGCACCAGTTAGTGATGTCAAAAAAGGGTTTGGTGCTGATGCTATTCAATAGGATAGAATCAAGGCACAAAGCAACCGACGACAGCGGTCAAATTGCTAGGATAGAATCAAGGCACTTGAAACCTTTGATCTCACAAAGGTCTTTGATCCTCGTGCTGATGCTATTCAATAGGATAGAATTAAGGCACCAGCAAGAGACCAGTAAGTCATCAAGTGTCAAAAGTGCTGATGCTATTCAATAGGATAGAATCAAGGCACGAATCAGACTTACTGTGCTGATGCTATTCAATAGGATAGAATCAAGGCACGCAAAGTACGTTGGCAGAAGAGCCACAAAAAGAACAAGTGCTGATGCTATTCAATAGGATAGAATCAAGGCACTAAAAGACCGATTTTTCTTGTGCTGATGCTATTCAATAGGATAGAATCAAGGCACTTGCCTGCACAGTTCAGATTTCTTATTCAAGCTGACTAGACGAAATTCAGACTTTTCTGTAATATCTCGGCTAACAAGCCTAGTTAAAGAAGAGGTATAAATGAGTGATATTTTTGACGATCCAACATTATCTGATCCAGACGAAGACGGAACTGATGTTAAGTACAGTTGGGATGAGGAGTTTCAGAGACACATTATCGCTCTTGTTCTTTGTGACAGACAATTTCTGTTGCAATCTTTAGACCTTATAAAGCCAGCGTATTTCACAAACAAAGCACATCAAAAAGCCGCATTTTTAGCATTTAATTTCTTTAAGAAATACCGAATACTTCCGGGCAAAGATTTCATTGTCCAAGAAATAAAAAGCAGTCTTAAGGACAATAAAGCTTTATCTTATTACATTGGTGAAATTAATACTCTTTATGATTATTTTCAGCCGGGATTGGATGCTCGTGAATACTTGCAAGACAAAATCACATACTTTGCAAAGATTCAATCAGTAAAACAAGCATTTACTAATTCGCTGAAAGAAATTGACAAGAGTCCTGAATCGGAAGAAACTTGGACAAAAATATATGAAATGATGCGTACAGCGATGACAACGCATCAGAATTTTGAAGTAGGTCTTGATTATTTCAAGACAATTCAGCAGAGATATGCTGATATGGTTACAGATGAAGAAGATAAAGAACGGTTTATAACTGGGCTGGAATCCATTGACAAATCAATCAATGGTGGCGGTTATGGCAGAGGTGAAATCATCTCATTTGTTGCTGGTTCAGGGGTTGGAAAATCAGTAATGTTGGCGTGTCTTTCAGCTACAAATTTAATGCGTGGCAAAAAGGGCGTGTACATTTCTTTGGAACTTGCAGAAGTTAAAGTGGCAGACCGCATGGATTCCATTCTTACTGGTTTTCCAGTGCAAAACTTATATGGGCATCGTGAGTCCATATTTGAAGAATTGGCAAAGATTGAAGGCGTAGATTATGAATCTAAAATGCCATTGGTAATCAAGCAGTTTCCGGCTGGCACAGCTACAGTAAACACTGTTAGAGCCTATATTTCACAACTCAGGTTTCATGGATTTGATCCAGATTTTGTGATTGTGGACTATGTTGGCGAAATGGCCGACATGCCCGGAATGAAGACTTACGAGAGTCGTGAAAAAACTGTTCGTGATTTGCGTGCTTTGGCTACAGAAGAAAATGTCTTTGTAGCAACTGCTATGCAGCCTAATCGTGGATCGAAAGAAGTTCAGAAAAATCAGGGCGGTCGTCTTGATGATGAACATTTGGCTGATTCATTTGGTCAGATACGACCATTGGATGGATGTTTTTCTATAATGCAGAATGATGGAGAAAAATTGCTTGGAATTGGAAGGATGTATGTAATTAAGCAACGTGATGGTTTGAGTCGCTTCCAAATTTATCTTGGCTTCAATAAACAAAATCTAAAAATTACAGAAATACATCAATCCACATATATGCAACTGCTTAACTCTCATAAAGAAAGTGTAGTTGATGATGTAAAAATGGATCACATCATTAAGCCGTTTGCACCAGAAGATGATGAAATCCTTCCAGCGGTTGACGAAAAAGAAGACTAAAGAATCGTACTTGTTTTTCCGACAAAAAAATGATAAAATTACATTAAGGCATATATAAAACATACAAAAAAGAAAGGTAAATCATGTCAAGAAAAGAGAAGTTAGAGTTTGCAGGAGTTATTGTTGAAATTGATCCAGAAAACCTTCGTTTCAATGAAAACAATCTGTCTCAATATATTCAGACTGAAGCTGGTTACTACGACAATTTCGGAGCTTATCTCTCATTAGCTGAGAAGAATTTACAGAACTTCGAATTACGCCATGAAAAACTGTCGGCTGATCGATTTATTGAAGCAAAGGAGTCTGGCGGCAGTGACAAGTTAGCTGAAGCAAAGGCAAAGGCTGATCCAGATGTTGTGGCTTTTAAAGAGAAAGTTAATGATGCAAAATATGCTGTCAATAGATTGAAGCAACATTTGCGTGCTTGGGACAAGAATCACGACAACGCTCAGAGTTTGGGGCACATGCAACGCAAGATGATGGATAAGCTCAATAGTGACATCATGGGTGGCAAAGGTTACATGCACAGCGGAGTTAATGATGATTTGATTTCAGAAACAATCAAGTCTTATAGTGAAGATGAAAAAGGCGGATTCGCAGATGACTTACGTTCTGCGATGTACTGATGCTATTCAATAGGATAGAATCAAGGCACTTTCTTAAATTATGTAATTCATAAGTGTAGATATGTTTAAGTCCGTCATCTGCCAATTCGAATAGTTATGAGACTAACCTCAATGATGTTTCAAGCTGGATTGCAGAGAGGAAGGCTAATGAGGAAGTTTGTTCATTCTTTGTGCAAATCGCTGGGAATTCCCAGCTTTTATGCACTGTATGAGTGAAAGCTTGTGCCGAACTCAAATAAAACCAGATGAGAGACTATGCTTGTTGTGTTAACAGTATGGTCTCTTTTCGTTTTCAAATTACAGGTACAAAAATGCTTAAAGGAATAATCACAGTAGTAGCCGTATTTTTTGTGACATCTACATCGTTTGGTGGAGAATCATGGCACGCAAAAGAATTTGAAGTTAGAGAAAAACCAAGTGTTGTCTCAACATGGCTAAAGGCTCATCCAAAGGAAGTCGCTAGATCAACTGGCGGAGAAATAATTTCTAAGGATGGAGACAATATACGATTAAGACAAGATACACAAAAAGGTATGATGGAATTCACAGTGCGTGAATCCTCTTCTGATTCTGGAGACACTTACAATTACAGTTCAAAACTTATTGAAGTTCATAGTGGATTGATTGAAGACCAAAAAACAGTAATCAAAGTTGAACCATATCGTGGTGGATCAAAAATAACGATTGAGTTGTCTGCTAGTGTTAGAAACACAAAGCCAATTACAATAAAGCCGGAATTGACAAAATCAGCAAAAGGCTTTCAACACATGCTAGAAAGAAATTTTAGATAATGAGAAGGTCCATTGAAGTAAGATCACTTTCGGATGCTCGCAAGTTTGTATGTTCTGTGCCATGGGCAGGCATTAGCATTGTTGACAATGTAGGCGAAAACCCGATTCTTTCTAAAGAGAATCGGGTTGGTCTATTAAACATGTCATTTGAAGACATTGATTTTCCTCGACCAACAACGCCTCCTGAGTTGATATTTGACGCACAGAAGGCTAAGCAAATTTTGGATTTTGTCAAAGAGATGTGGCCGCAGGTAGAATGTTTCTTAGTTCATTGTCATGCAGGCATGTCACGATCTCCAGCCGTTGCTGCTGCAATTGAGAATATTTATCATGGTCGTGGAGAAGATAATTATTGGTTCGAAAGAAAGGTGCCGAACATGTCTGTTTATCGAACTATTTTGAACACGCATTATGAAATATCAACATCAGTTTGAGCAGGAGTTGCCTGCTTTTGTTTACGAAAATCATTAGCTAATTTTTGTTTTGCTTGAAGATTCTTTAATCGTTCTTCTGCGGCAGCTATATTGAAATCTTTCTTTGACATTGATGTGTGAGGTCCAGAGTTGGCACCGAATGTAGGTTGGATTTTTCCTTGACCCACTGTGTATGCTTCTTTTGCGACTCGTTCTGCTGGTATAAAAACCATCAATTTTGAGACGCCAGAACTATTATCGGTAGTTGGTCTTATTTCAACACCATTTTTCGTTCTGAACGCTCTGTCGATTATTCCGCTAGTTTGCTTTATAGCGTCAAGTGCTGTTGTTTTTAGCATATCTGCTGGAATGTGATATATTTGGGTTTCATCTTGATTCATAACAAAATAATGTTTTACAGATTGTCCTTTGTAATCACGACCTTGTGTTCTTGGATTGTTTAATTGATCTGCAACTGGCAGTTTTGGATCAAAGCCAAGAATTAGTTCATATGCTATATCATCACTACCTCGACCAGTTTTTCTCAATTTAATTTGAACTGGTTCGCTGGGATTTCCGTTGAGGTATCCGTCAATTTTCAACTTAGTGTCAAGTGACATCATGTTATCGACTGTGACGATTTTGATTCCGTGATTGAGAAGTTCATCTTTAATAAATTTCTCTCCAATATCTTTTCCTTGTTTTAATCTTTCATCTTTTGATAAATGGCTGAAATCGTGTCTGACTATTCCAGTTGATTCTATGAATTTTTTAAAATTTCCCATATCTTATGTATAATAAAATTTGTCGAAAATTTCAATACTAAAACATAATATGAATAGTTGTCACTATAGTATGAAAGATGGGGGTTATGTGTCTGATTGACAAGAATTAGACACAACTGCGGCTAGACATGATGTCATTACTTGTGCCTATGCTATTCGTAACGATAGTATCAAGGCACTCTCGAAAGTGCCTTCATCTAACTGAGAGTGTGACAGAAGAAAACTTCTGTCACACTCTTTTTGTTTATGGACTCTGAATTAATTCGCAAACAACTTGAGTTAGGCTTAATATCTCCAGATATTTTGTTGTCTGGGACCAAGCTTATAGACGAATCTTCAAGAAATGCTGGAGATTACAAGGATGGCAACTACTTGCCGTTTTATTACCATCTTGGAAAACAGCTTAAATCAAAAAATGTTTATCAGATTGGAGCCAAACTTGGACTTGTAGGAGCATGTTTCCTTAAAAGTTGTAAGACAGTTGAAAGTTGGCTGGCGATGAACAACGACAAAACATTTACTGTTCAAATAATTACAGCCAATTTGAAGTTAAACACGAAATATTTTAATGATATTATGCCCGGTCCTATTTCTTGTATATCATTTACGGATGATATATTGGAAACTGAGATTCCTAATGCAAAGAAATTTTCTGGATTCGATCTTGGGTTTCTTACAGAAAACTTTGGAGAAGAAAAATATCTGAAACATCTGAATTTCTTGTGGAAATTTTTGGTTCCAGAAGGATTATTAGTCGCAGACTATATAACAGAACATGATGTTTTTCACGAGTTTTGCAGGGTAAAAAACCGTGAACCAATAATTTTTAACACTCGTTATGGTGTAGGCATTATCCAGAAATAAGGTAACAGGAGAAAAAATGGGATACGAAATCAATTATATTTTCCATCCACGCAAAGAAGATGGTGGCTATAACACAGATGTCAAAGAAGACAAGACTGTTAAAGTCGGAAAAGCATTCGACGATATGCCGTTAGAGAAGTGTGCTGCTGCCATCATGGCTCAATTAGCTCGTCGAGATGTTTGGGTTGTGGATGTTAAAGTTTATGAACTCATCAAGAGCGAGATAAATTTTAAAGAGGCGGCTGATGGACGTGGGATAATCTTAAAGAACAGAAAATACAATTTGGGAAGCACTGCTGAAGCGTTGGCTGAAGATTTGATTGAAGAAATTCAGCCACAAATTCAAGGAATGATTGTTCCTCCCGGAATGCAACCTCATGAAATCGCTGCGATGCAAAGACAAAAAACTTCTACAGATATGTCAAATCTATATGACGGGAACAGTAGGGTTCCAGTAAAACAAAATCCAAGACCGCAGGTTAATCAAAACAAAGTGATTTATTATGTGTATTTTGAGCCGCTTCAATGGACGAATGAAGCTAGAAAGAACAAGTTGAGATTTACAGAAGACAAGAAATATTCTGTTCATGCTGTAATTCCTAAGAAGACTGCCACTGGCGATATAAGGTTAGATGCTCAAGAAATTGCTTTGACTGATGATGAGGGCAAGGTAATGATTCTTGATGAGAAATACTTTACTGTAGCTGGGAGGGGGTTAATTGCAGATGAGCAATTGGGGTTTTCAGGATCAAACGGAAGAAGAGATTCAAGACCAAAGCTTATGCACGAAAACGAACTCACAATTGGCAATCATCAAGAAGAAAGGCAGCCGCAGCCTTATAAGCAGGTTCGGAGGCTTAATCAAACGGATATTCCTGCTGGAGTCCCGTTAGATGATGGAACCATACCGGAAGAATTATTTCAAGTGCCGGATTTGCGGCCTAACAGAAGATAAGAAAGAAATATTATGACATCTAAACAACAAAAAAAGTTGCAGAAGCGTGTGTCTCGTGAAAGAGACACACGCAAGAAAATTCTCGTAAGACGAGAAGCAATACGTGCTCCAATTCGCAAAGAAAAAGAAGAGATTCTTCGCCAGAAGAGAGTTAAAAAACTTCAGCGTGATTTGGAACAGTTTGATCAAGTGATGACAGATCGTGAAATGTTTGAAGCAAGTGACAATACTTTGAGTCAGCTTGAAAAGAATATTGCGATTCTTAAAGCACTAGAAGAAGAACACAATCGAGAGATAACACAAAAAGAGAAGATCAATGAGAGGCTTGAATCTGAAGGATACTACACTTTGGAAGAAAAAATGAATGCTGCTCGTGAATTTTATGAATCAGATATGGGTGTCGGCGGATCTTCTGGTGCGAGTTTTTCTGTAAACAAACCGATGAAAGACACGGCAGAAATTTCTGTAATAAAAGCTCCTTCGAATGAATCTACAGAAATTTCTTAAACAATGCTAAAGTCCATTGACCCGTTTTGCGAAAAGAACTATAACATAAACATCTGAAACACATTGTTACAGATACTTTTCTATTTACGGAGTAAAAACCATGTCAGATTTTGGAACACTCGATCTCGAAGAAATGATGGGCGAAGACGCTCGTCTCAGTGAATCTGGTCAAGCGAATTTTCTTGACCAGTTCGTCCCAATGCCGGATGTAAAGCCCGGACAAACAGGCACTCTTTGTATACGAATTTTGCCCCCAGTGCGTTCTGGGAAGCTTTATCAGTATAACAGAACCCATAAAATGAACGGTCGCAGCATTCATTGCCCTCGTCCGCTCGTTAATGGAAAATGGGAACGATCCATTGCCTGTCCTGTTTGTGATTATTACAGTGGTCTGTGGGCACAAGCGGACAAGTTGGAGAAAGCTGGTCATGTTAATGAAGCCAATAAGCTAAAAGAAGAGGCTCGTAACATTAAGCCAGTTGAGCGTTACTATTACAACGCAATCGTCCGTTCAATGCCGGGTGATGGGGGAGCAATCCTGACGAACGTCGGGCCACGAATTCTTAGCGTAGGCAAGTTGTTGCATAAGCAACTTATTCGTGCCATTGTTGGAGAAGAAGGTGATCCAGATTCTAAGCTGGGCAACTTCACAGACCTCAAGTCTGGTTATGACTTCATCATTCGAAAGGAAGTCACCAGTGGAGACGGTTTTCCGAAGTATGATCGGTCTGGTTTCGCTCGCAGCACTTCTCCTGCTGGAAATCCAGAAGAAGTTAAGAAGTGGGCAGAAGCACTTCACGACTTGACAAAACTTCGCAATCCTCGTGATCTTGAAGTTTTGGAAAAAGAACTAGCGATCCATCGTGGATTGATTCCTGATGATTTCGAGAAGTTCGATACTAACAGTTTTGATGCCAAGTGGGGCAAGAAGGCTGCTGAAGAAGTGCAAGAATTGATGGATCACAAGCCGGGCGGTGTGTCCGTTCCTGCTGGAGTTCCAGCCTCTGAAACAGTCGCCTCTGAAACAAGCGTCTCGACAAAGAGCGAAGATATTCCCATCGAAGATGAGGATTTCTTAAGTGCTCTTGAAGATATGGAAAAGTAAACCTTTTCTAAAGAGGAGCGGATGAGTAGTCCGCTCCTCATTTTTTTACTAAAAGCTTGTTTTAAGAGGGATATTATTATTATTATGGCAAAGAAGAAAATAACAGACGCATCAGTCGTGGACATGGATGCGGCATATGCTGCTATTGCAGAAAAAACTGGTGGAGACACTCTTGATTGTCTTGAAGACATCAAATTTTTTATTGACACTGGAAATCTTTCGATCAATTATTCCTGCTCTGGTAGGTTTATTAAAGGCGGCATTCCGGGAAACAGAATCACAGAAGCATATGGTCCAGAGGCTTCTGGAAAATCACTTATTGCGTCAAATTGTTTGTTTGGAGTTCAACAAATTGATGGATGGGCTGTGATCTTGGATTGCGAAAATGCAACAAATGCAGATTTCATGAAAAAAGTCAGCCATCTGAATTTGAAACGAGTTATACGTTACGCACCATCATCTTTGGAGCGAGCATTCAGACAGATTCACACTACTACGAAAGAAATTCGTGATAAAGAAAAAGAATTAGGAATTGAAAGAAAACCAATTCTTTTTGTATTTGACTCTTTAACTGTTCCGCCTTGTGAACGTGAACTGAGAGAAAATAAACTTCCGATGGATTATAATCCTGCTCAATGGAAGACGATTGTAGGACGTCAAGAACAGCCGGGAGAAAGAGCTAAAGTAATTTCAGCAGAGATGCGTAAATTACAAGCAATGGTTGTTGAAAACGACGTAACAGTTTACCTCATTAATCAGACTCGTGATAAGATTGGCGTTATGTACGGAAACCCAGAAACAACGCCGGGTGGAAATGCAGTGAAGTTTTATGCTTCTCTAAGAATGAGAACATCAGCTAAGAAAAAGATTGAACACAAGAACTTGGAGAAATTTTCTGGCATCAACATGCAGGTAAAAAATGTAAAGAATCGTTCTTGCCGTCCATTCATTGTAGCTGATGATATTAAGTTGTATTTCGATGATGGAGTAGATCCATTGAGTGGTTTGCTTAACTGTTTAATTTCTGATGAGAGAATTACAGGCAAAGGCACCTATTCAGTTGCAGAAAATTATTTGCCAGAAGGACTGGCTGAATATAAGTTTAAAGCAAAGAAGTCAGATAATAGAGTTCCTATCCAAGTTCTGCTTGATTGCCCAAAGTTAATTGACGCAGAAACAGAAGCTGAAGTTCAAGAGTATCTTGATAGATGGGGCGGAGGATTAATGGCTACTGAGAGTGGAGAGTACGGAGAAAAGAACGTACAATTCGACGCTGATGGAAATCCATTTGAAACTGGTGGATATGACGATGAAGAAAGCGAAGAAAGCGAAGATTAAAATACTTTTCTACGATAGTAAGGCAGATGGTCAATACTGACCATCTGCCTTTTTTCGTAAGTAAAAATATAGTTTGATACCATCCTCATCAAGAAAGCTTCGCCTCCACCAAGCAATAATTCCCCTGACCGATTTTCTTGACTTGTTTTCCGCTTCTTACCATTTGTTTTCTAACGGCAGATAAGTGATTACACAGACAAGCGTCGGTAATTTCACAATTTTTGTATTTTTTCTTAAGGTCTTTCAACGATACCGGATTTCCTTCTGACAATTTTTCGTAAATATACTCTCTAATTTTTTTGGCATTATTCAAAATAGAGCTTCTTGGGCGGCTTTTTGGATAAATCTTCTCAATAATCTTGATATCCATTTCTGTGTTGTAATCAAGGTTACATATTGCACCGGCGAGATTTTTTAGATGGTTTATGATTTCGCCTTTTAATACTTCCACTTGATACACTTCTGCATGGAACGTTTTTACAAATTCAATAATAGACGGCATATTTTTTTCATTGACAAGAAACTTCCTCTTGTCCGGGGTTTTTACAAGCAAACAGTTATTCATAATTCTCCCTTGACATGGATTGACTGATAGTTACATTATATCTAAAATATCAAGATATGAACAGACCTATTGATTGTCGATCTTTAAGAAGATTTGGCGTAGAAATTGAACTCAATACTTTGGATGGTCTTATTAAAAGACCAGATCCAGATGCTGGGGAAATACCGAACGGTGCAGACTATGTGGCTTGCATTGTAAAGAAAATATCTAAGGGAAAAGTTGAAATAGCCCCATGGGATTTTGTTCACAACAATAATAACTGGATCATTAAACATGATATGAGTTGCGGTTTTGAGATTAACACGCCTGTGTTAAAAGGGTGGTATGGTCTAAATAATCTAATACGTGTTGTAGATGAACTTTCTAAAGACCCAAAAATAAAAGCTAATCATCTTTGTTCTTTACATGTGCATGTTAGTGTAAATGATTTAGACTTACAACAGATGGCATCTGTAATTGCCTATTATATTAAATGCGAACATGTATTTTTTGATTCTGTTCCATCTCAAAGGAAGATGAATCGTTATTGTCAGTGCATAAGCATGACAGATTGGTTTGGCACAGAATTTGATATGCGACCAATGGAGCTTGTAACTCGTATTTCTCAATCAAAATATGGTTCTATCAACACATTTCATTTTATCCGTGGTGGCGGATTTTCTGCTGGGAATGATCGTCGTCAAACAATAGAATTTAGAATTGCTGAGAATACTGCTTGTCTTGATCCATATTTTGTAAAGAATTGGATCAGGTTATTGATTCATTTTGTTGAAGTTACCAAATACAAAAGACTTCCAAGACCATATAGTTACGGCAATCAACATTCAGGATTAGCTTGGTTGGATTTCCAAGAAGTTTATAGTTTGCTGAAATTTGACAAGCCGTTGTCTCCGGGAATGCAGCAGGTTCGACAGTGGTTTATGGACAGAATTAGAAGAAATGGAGTGGATGCGGCAAATTCTGCAATATGGTCTAAATCTGGCCGCTCTGTTTGTCGAAAGCAGTTTTTAGAGATAGATTCAAATTTATCAAGGATCAATGATGTTGAAGACAATCTTTATGGACAGAAGTGGATCGCATGATGGGTACAAGCCGTTCAGAAAAACCTAATTTTTGGAACATTTTTCACTTGAAACCCTTTTTTTGTTGGCATTTGCATAGATTTATGTAAATTTATTGACAACTGGTACATACCCATAATGAACGATGATATTACACATTCTGTGGATTCTATGAAGGCGATGGCCGATCATTTAATTCCTTATACATTTCCAAAAGTTTCTTTTGAAGAAGAACAGAAAATTTTGTGTTTTAAGCAAAGAATTATTATGGTTGATGGTTATGAATTGATTGTTTGTTACAGTAAAGCTGATTATGAGCAGTATTGTTTAGAAACTTTACAAATACAATCTCCACAAGTTCCGTTTATTCCATTTAATATTGTGTGTAAAGTTGGGCAATTTTTTATGGGAAAAAAAAATTTGGCATATATTGATTTTTTTAGACACAATAGGAAAGTTTATTGTTGGGCTGTAAAATCCTTAGAAGAAAAGCGTTTGTCTCCGGGAAAGAAGACTAGCCCAACAAGTTATGAAGGTTTTGATTTTCATTTATTACACCCCGGAACTGTAGATTTGTTCTGATTTGAATGTGCTTTTGGATAAATACATTCAACGTCGTTTTATCGAGAGGCAAGCACAATGAAAAACGCTAAAGAACTCAAACTTCAGTATATGATGATTCAGCAACTTTTGGAAAATGGACATGTTTCTCTTTTGTTACCAGATGGTATCACCCTCGAAATTGGAATAACACAAGAAGACAAGCACGGTCAATTAAAGAAAGTTGATGATTATTGTTATGTTGTTTCAACATCTAAAGATGGCCGTTCAGCAATGTTAGATTCATTTAATTTGGGCTTGCAGTTTGAAGACGGCGACGATACGATTATTTGTGAAGATCGTGTGCTGGGCAATCATGGAACTCTTGTCCGCACTTTAGATGTTGTTTAGTAGTTTCCATTAAAAAATGGGTTCCATGTGATTCTTTAAGTTTGACCTCTCCGGACAATCTCAGGGATAATACATGCGTGCCGATGACGACTCCATTGTCCTTCGGCACACTGAACTCAATCCAAATTTCAAATTCTGGAGTAATTTCTGTAACTATAAATTTTGTTACAGACGCTCGGAATTGTATTTTAGGGATTTCTTTTTGTTGCAGCGTTTTGTAAGCTGCATTACGGGCGTATTCTAAGCATAGCCGTACAATTTGTTGGCGATCTAGGAATTCTGTCCAGTTCAACTGGAGCAACCGTTCCAGTTTTTCTGCAATCAATATTTTCATGTGAGGCATACCATGAGCAGGAATACAATAGTAGAGTTTGTTGGCTCAATTTCTGAGGAAGATCTACGCTTTCTCAACACTCGATTGAATGAAAGACTTCAGGGTGATATTGCAGAAGCATTGGATTTTATCAGCCATTTCAAGGCGATGGATGCAATGTTTGGGTCTGCAAAATCAGCCGATGAAGTTTATAACTTCTGCGATTTGATCACAGAAGTTTTACAAAAAGAGTACAAAAAACGAGGTGTTCAAACAGAACGTCGGTAATTAATAAATAAGTAAGGCGGGTAGTTCCGCCTTACTTATTTTCACGTCATTCAATAAGGAAAACAAGTATGTTTGGTCCATCGCTAGTAAAAGCAAAAGCAAAAGAATGGAAGTTTGTCAGCATTGATATCGAGACACTAGGTCTCGATGAAAATTATTGCGACATTATTGAATTTGGAGCAGTATTAGATGACTTGGACACTCCGCTGGAAGATCTTCCAAGATATCATTGTTATTTAACCAATGACAAAAACAGATATCAAGGAGAAATTGCCGCTATGGCTATGCACGGCACTATCTTTAAGAGAATTGCTAGCCGTGAAAAAGGTTACAACTATATTCCGACCGATATTCTTGATGAAAATTTTTCTTCATGGCTTAAAGAACATGGATTGGATAAAATTGTTATCATCGGAAAGAACTTTGCAAATTTTGACCTGAAATTTTTACAGAAGATTGGGTTTGGAAATTCTACAAATTTTCATCGGAGAATTCTTGATGTTGGTAGCATGTTCTACGATTCTGTCAAAGACATTGTTCCTCCTAATCTTGAAGAATGCTTAAGAAGAGCGAGAGTTGAAAAAACAGTAGAACACACTGCTGTTGAAGATGCACTTGATGTCTTGCGTTGTGTTCGTTATAAACAATTTCATTAAATACAGTTGCAAGCCACATCATAGGAGCGGCAATAATGGCTGAAGTGATTAGGATTAGTGATAGTTCTGCTTTGGTTCCAACAAAAGACTATGAGTATGCCTCATGGGAGTTTGATGACTTTAATCCAGTTCAAAGTCGTCTCATGGACACCTTTGCAGGAGACAGCAATGTTGCCATCGCAGCCGCAACATCAGCAGGAAAAACTATCTGTTCTGAAATGTATCTTGCTTACGAAATTCGCAAGCGTGGTGGCAAGGGAATCTACGTTGGACCATTGAAAGCTCTTGCTAGTGAAAAAGAACAGGATTGGACTGATAGCAAACATCACTTCAGCAACGTCAATACAGCCATTGTTACTGGTGACTTTAGATTCACTGGCAGCAGAATATCTGAGTTAGATAAATCTGATTTGATTGTCATGACTCCAGAAATGTTGGCAAGCAGATGTCGCAACAGTAAATCAGACAAGAGTAAATTTTTGGCCGATGTCGGAACTATCGTATTTGATGAAAGCCACTTGTTGACTGTTCCGAATCGAGGAGATCACATCGAGGTCGCTTTGATGAAGATGATGGACATAAATCCTAAAGTTAGGATTGTTCTGTTGTCAGCTACTATGCCGAATGTTGATGAGATCTGTGGTTGGATTACCAACCTGACTGGAAGAGACACTTACTTCTTGGAATCAGATTATCGTCCTTGTCCGCTGAGCATTCACTATGAAGCGTACTACGACGGCGATAAGATGTATGACGACAAAGAGAATCAGAAGATAAGTACGGCGTGCTCTATTGTCGATTATTATCCAAATGACAAATTCCTGATCTTTGTTCATACTAAGCGTACAGGAAATTTGATGGTTAAGGAGCTTGACCATCATGGAGTAATTGCTGAATTCCACAATGCTGATTTAGGTCTAAAAAAACGACGTGATCTTGAGGATCGTTTTAAGAATGATCCGAGTTTCAGAGTTGTTGTTGCGACTTCAACTTTGGCGTGGGGACTGAATCTTCCTGCTCGACGTGTAATTGTCACTGGCGTTCATCGTGGCTTGCAGTTAGTCGAAAATTACGATATCTGGCAAGAAGTTGGTCGTGCTGGTCGTCCAAAATATGATCCTCGTGGCGATGCGTATATTTTGGTGCCTGAGAGCAGCAAAGACGAACATATTGCCAGATTGAAAAAGAAGTCTCCAATTCGATCAACGATGTTGGAATATGTTGGAACAGATGAAAATCCACATTATAAAACCTTGGCTTTTCATGTTGTAAGTGAAATTCATCACGGAAGCATAAAAACAAAAGAAGGGTTTCATCAATGGTTTCGCAAGAGCTTGGCACATCATCAGGACCAAGACTTCAATGATGCGGTCGTTGACCGCACAATTAAAATGCTGGAACAGTGCAGAGCGATCGTTGTCGAAGATGGCGAGTACAAATGTACCGCTGTCGGAAAAGTCGCCTCAATGTTTTATTACAGTCCTTTTGATGTTTCTGATCTGCGACGTAACTTCAAACAGGTATTTGACCAAAAGCTTGAAGATAATGATTATGCCTTGGCGATGGCGATGGGCAATGTGGACACGAACAAGTGGGCTATCGCTAATCGTTATGAGAAAGAACAGATGGCAACATTCCAAGGAAAAGTCGAACGAATGTTCGGTGAATCGACATTTCTTCCGGGAGCAATTAAATACGGGTTCGTTTACTTCAACATGTTGAAGGGAAAGAAAAATGATGTATTTGCTGCTCTTCAAGGAGCAATGTTAGTCGATCTGGAACGAACGATGCAGGTCATTAATGCCCTCGACAATATGAGTTGTAAGTGGGAAAAACAAAATTGGTTTAAGACTTTTAAGATGCGTCTTCAATATGGAGTTGAAGCCGATCTAGTTGAATTGGTCCAGATTCCAAATGTTGGACACGTTAGAGCAAACAGACTCAAAGACAAGAAGATTAAAAGTCTTGGCGACTTCTTAAACTATGATGTTGGCACGATTGCCAAGATTATGAAATGTAGCACCAAGCTGGCTGAAGAAGCACTGGAAGGTGCTCGTTTGATAGAGTTGAAAGCGTCGATTGATGATTAAAGAACAAAAGCCAATGATTTTGTATCATTGGTGGTGCGATGAACCTACAGTTAAGCCATATCAAGATATGGCTAATCCAGTTGTTCTATCCATTGCCGTTCTACGGGAACACAATAAAAGTGTGCCTGTGACGGTTTTAGATCTTAGTCAAAGAGATACAGAGGATTGGGGTGTATTCCCAGAATTGCTTAACTTCAAAGTTGTGAAGTGGAATCCTCTGCTTAATTTGTCTTTGCCAAAATCATCAAAGTTGTGCTCCCGTGTTTGGGATGTCTGGGCATATGCTCATCAGATTGGATATAATAAAATACTGTTCACTGATTCAGATATCTTCTGGCTTAAAAATCCTCTGCCTCTTAACGAACAAGAGGACAACGGAGATATCACAAAGTTCTATTGTTCTTCAAACACTGGAGTCTGGTACTTTGATAAAACCACTTCTGTTTCTAAAGAAGTGTTCAGTATTTGGAAAAACATTATCGCTCGTGTGATAATTGGAGACATAGAGTTCTTTGATGAACTAAGAGACAAAGTGCCAACTGCTAATGACCGATGCTTTCAAGATGAAGTCGCATTTGGATATCTCATTCTTCAATATCCAGAACTATACAATCCTGTTGGATACGAAGAGAATTACGTTGTTTATAGATTAAGAAGCGATAATGGAGATTTGAGCAGCATTAAGTGTTTACATGGACTTGGTGCTGTTCTTGGAAACAAAAGAGGTAGAATTTGTTTGGTGTTGAAAGAATTAAAGGATGCTGTAGAACGTGTCTTGACAATAGATCATTGCAAAATGATCTACGGAGATACAGATTATAAAGATGTATTGTCAATTTTTGACATCAAAAAAATAACTCATCAAAGATTGAAACATGTTCTTGAGTTTACTGGAAATGTTACAGTAGAAAAACTGTTTGAAGAGCTTAAGGAAAACATAGATGTATGAAGTTTTAATTGATACAGGCGATGGAAATTTGCGTTTTTTGTATAATTTTTCTACATTAATCAAATGTGCTTTTTTCATTAAGACATATGATCCAGAAGGCACTGCTCGAATGAGCGTTCGCAAAGTTGGATCTTCTGAATGTTTGTTATTTGACGAAATTTGGAATAAGAAAAAAGTGGTTAAAGAAGAAAATATTGTAAATTGGAATAAAGATGGATTTTAGACATCTTCGTTTTCATTGATTTCTTTTTCTTTGCCAAAAAATCCTTTTGGATATTGAATTTTAACAATGCCGTCTCCTTTGACTTTATCTCCTTTTTCGTTTTCAACCCAGAACTTCACTTCTTGAATATCGTCTGTAAAGTTTTCCATTGATTTTGTAGTTGGATCAAAATATTCGGATTCGTACATACATCTATCTTCTGGCCACATTGGCACTTTAAGCCTCTTTCCTTCATGAAGAACAACAACAGAGCATTCTTCAGCTTTTGAATTGTAAAGCTTACAGTTCATACAGATTCGTTTTATTTTTTTCTTAGTCATATTGATGTTGACTCTCTTCTTAAAAAATGGTGAAATACAGGAACACTCAATAAATCCTGAATCACACTATAATACAGTTGCTTAAACTATTAATTCAAACAAGGAAGAAAAAATGATAGAACTTAATGAATCAAATTTTGATTCAGAAACAAGCACAGGATTGGTTCTTGTTGATTTTCATGCTGCATGGTGTGGTCCTTGTCGTATGCTTGCCCCAGTATTGGAATCTGTAACTGGTGCAAAAATTGCAAAGGTTGATACAGATCAAAATGCAAATATTGCAGCTAGGTATAACATATCGGCAATTCCAAAGTTGCTGTTTATGAAAGACGGACAGGTAGTTGATCAGTTGACAGGACTTGTTAGCAGAGAAACTATCCAGAATAAGATAGATGCTTTGTCGAAATAAACTTAAGGAGGAAATATATGGCATTTGTAATTGGCGTTGCTTCTCAAGCACAACATGGCAAAGACACTTTGGCAGATCGTCTGTGCGAAAGACTGAATAGTAAGTCTGAAGGAAAATGGTACAGACGGGCATTTGCATCAAATGTAAAACGAGTTTTTTGCGAGATGTTTGGTGTCGATTCTGAATTTGTTGAAAAGTGGAAAGTTAAGCCAGAAAATCCTCCCGGATTTGATATGCCTGTACGACAGGCTCTTCAATTTATTGGTGATGGTTTTCGAAAAATCATGGCAAAGATTTGGATGGATCTTGCTTTCCGTGACACATTGCCAAAAATAATTTCTGATGTTCGCTATATCAACGAGTTCAGGCGTGTTAGGTCCGAAGGAGGGCTTAACATTCTTGTAGGAAGACCCGACAGACTTAATGATGATCCAAATGCGTCAGAAGCAGAGATTCGACCATATATCGATTGGTGCCTTAAAGCATTTTCTCCCACTACAAAGTTCGTGGATTTGAGAGATATTGACTATGCAACATTGGATGAAATTTTGCCTGAAGTTGTCAAACCACCAGAATACATGAACCAGTTTGATGCGTTCGTCAGGAATGATGGAACGATTGAAGAACTTTATGAAACAATTGATAGTAAATTGGTCCAATTCGTGGATCATTTTGTATTTGAATTTAAAGGAATATAACAATGCCATATATTAAAACAGAAGACAGAGACAAATATCAAGGATTTATAGAATCCGTATTAGGGATTCTTAATGACCCTAACGACAATCCTTATCTTAAAGGAGAGTTTTTTGGATTTTTTGTCAATCGTTTGCTCAGAAAGTTCTTAGGAACACCGGACTATACAAGTCCTGCATTCAACTCTACTTTCTTTAATGAAAGCAAGAGAAAATCATTGGAAAATGCTGCTGATAGCATTGCTGCTTCGCTCAGTCGATCTGATCCAATGTCAGCAGCAGGAGAGATGAATTATGCTGTAAGTGCTGTGTATTGGGGTTTTCTTGGAGACGCCGCAGCATTTGCCAGAGCAGGTTATGGGATTAGAGCATATCTGAATGGTGTTTTGGATAAGATCATCAGTCAGATGGAGACATTTAGTGTTTCGGGAAATAACAAAGATGCAACCATGGCTTTTCGTCGCCAATTAGTGATTCGAGGCGTTCTTGATCATGTTAAACATGAAACTTACAGACGTAATACAATGTGTTACGAAGATGAAAAGCGTATGGAAAATGGCGATATTTGGAATACAGGCACTTTAAAAATTTCTTAAACAAGGAGATAAAGTTGAAAGTTTTGTATTCAGATGAAGGTCATTTCGATGGTTGTGGCAAGGCGATTTTTTTAGCTGGTCCAACACCAAGAAAATCTGATGTTGTTTCATGGCGACCTAAAGCGATAGAGATTCTAAAAGAAGCTGGATTTGATGGAACCGTCTTAATTCCAGAAAGGAAAGATTGGTCTGTGCAATTTGATTATACAGATCAAGTTCAATGGGAACGTATAGGACTGGAATTAGCGTCAACAATTCTATTTTGGGTTCCTCGGCATATGGAAGATATGCCTGCTTTGACCACCAACATAGAATTTGGATATTGGGTTGCTAAGTCTCCAGAACGTGTTCTTTATGGACGACCAAATGATGCTCCAAATAATAGATATTTGGATTGGTTAATTTGTCAAGAAAATAAAGACGCCGTTGTTATTTATAATGATCTGAAGTCTCTACTTTTAGTTGCTTCTAACCGATAAATTTTTAAGGATTTATATAGATGATAAGATGGATTACAGCCGATTGGCATTTGGGCGAAGATCGTATGGCAATCATGCAAAGACCATTCAAAGATCAGCGTGAGATGATCGAAGTTTTGGTTGAACGACATAATGCAATTGTTGGACCGGATGATTTGGTCTACGTGGTAGGAGATGTCTGCTACCAGAAGTATCCAGAATTTCTTGAAGAAGTTGATCGGTTCAATGGCAAAAAAGATTGTCTTGCGTGGAAATCATGATCGTGTTTTTACAGACGATCAGTTGTTGAAGCATTTTCAGGAAGTTATTCCCGAAGGTAAAGGTCTGGAACTCGACGTGGCTGGGATTCAGTGTAATTTAACACATTATCCAAGTCGTGCAGTTCATGGTATGTTCAATCTAGTAGGGCATATCCATGGGGCATGGAAGTATCAATTGAATTCGGTGAACGTTGGTGTAGATGCCAACCATTTTGTGCCACATAATTTGGATGAAGCGATTCCTTTTTTCTTAAAAGCGATCTCAGAATTCTATGATGATGATGTGTGGGCTGCTTACAATGCAGCGAACCAGCCATATTTGGGCATCCGAGGGAAAAAAGGCGTTTATTTTAATGAATAGGACATCAGGGAACTTATCAGGATGAGATTCCCAATTTGATGCGTCAATATAGACCTGCCTTAAATTATTTTTGATGCCTTTCAGCCAAGATCAACTATCGTGGAAATCGAGCATTTTACTCAGTGGACAAAGACGAGATCACCGTGCCAAACAAACGTAAGTTTGTGTCTATGGGCAACTTTTACGAAACAGTGTTTCATGAACTGGTCCATCACACCAGATAAACCATGAAGAAGCCGGAAGAAGACATCATGAGCGGATTAATAAAACCAAAAGACATGAATTTTGTAAGTAAACCATGGGGTTGGGAACTTTGGATTTGCAATGGCGAAAAATATTGTGGAAAGAAAATTTTCATAAAACAAGGACATTGGTTGTCGTATCATTCGCATGATTTAAAGGACGAGGTTTTGTTTACAGAGACTGGGCACGCTTGGTTGACATATGGTTCTAATGAGCAAGATTTCTCTTGTGTAGAAATGAAGCCGGGATTTGCTTTTCATGTGGAACCCGGATTGAAACATCAAATTCAAGCAATCGAAGATATTGTAATTTTTGAATTCTCAACACAGCATTTTGATTCAGATAGTTATAGAACAACAACAGAATTGGTTGTTGACCATGAGGTTGACTCTTGATCAAAATAAAGGACTGCAAACATGGTCCTATGTTGTACCTATCCAATGATAAATGGACTGGGAGATCATTTGATCTTTATGGAGAATGCTACGAAAAGCAAATTGATTTAATGCTCAGATTCATCAATGCTGGCGATGTTGTAATTGACGCTGGAGCCAATATTGGCGACATGACAATTCCTTTGGCTAAAAAAGCTGGCATTGTTATTGCGTTTGAGCCTCAAGAATTTTTGTTTTACACAATGTGCGGCAATATTGCTTCTAACAATCTTTACAATGTCAGAGCACATTGCAAGGCTGTTGGAGATGTGTCCGGCAAGAAGTTATTTTGTCCATCGCCATTGCTTAAAAACAAAGATGGGATTTCTTTTTATGATGATCCTATGCAACACTATGGTGGCGTATATCTGACAGAAGAGCCAAGATGTGAATCCGATTTTCAAGTAGAAACGATTTCTATAGATGATCTAAATTTGGATAGATGCGACTTTATTAAATTAGACATCGAAGGAGATGAATTCAAGGCGTTGATTGGATCAAAAAACACAATTGAGAAATTCAAGCCAATTATGTTCATTGAATCAATGCCATGGAGCATGCCTAATCTCGCAGAAGCGATAAGAAAATTAGGATACGTATACAGAACAGTCAGAGCTAAATTTTACAATCCTGACAATTTCTTTAATAATCCAATTGATGAACTTAGAGAAAAAGATAATCCTGATTTGCCAATGGTGTCTAGCGACATTATTTGTTATCACAAAGATCATCAGGAAAAAATGGACTTGATGTATTTCAAAGCGATGAAAGAGATTATGTGAAATGTGTAATTTATTATCCTGTGCCTAAATACAGGTATGCAAACGATTGACAATCTTTACAGCATAGATTATCTCTATCCAAGAATATTAATTCTTGAATTGATCGAAAAAACCAAGGGCTGTGCCGTGGTTTGGAATAAGATCCGTCCAGCGGTCTATAAGACTCATTGGAAAGTTGAAGATAGACACTATGACGTGTCTCTTACTTACCTAAAAACCACATTTAAGATAGATTTCGCAAGAAACGGAAGATCTGTTTATAACGTGGATTCAAATGCAGTTGCAGAAATTGATGATTTGTATCAAATCGTAGATCTTTATCTTGAACAAGATGATTCGTTCTTGCCTGCTTTGCAAAGTCAACTCAATTGTAGACGCTATCATAGGATAAAATCAAAAGG